GCGCTGGGCTTTATCCTGCATTGTGTGCAAGGCGTGTTAATGGTGGCATGGATGATTAGACATCCGACCCGCTGGCTGGATGACGGCTATAGCGAAGCTGCCGTCGATTGGGTGGAGAAGAACATCAACCGCCCGCCGTTAAGCTGGATCGAGAACGCGACCAACTACGTTACCCGAAATCTTTTTAATGAAAATGCTTGACCGCTCAGGCGCAACCAAGTAAATTAGCAACCAAGCCGAACGGGGTGGCTTCCAATAACCCCGATACATGTGAAAATGAGGAATTGGAAAATGGCTAAAGTCAACCTGAAAAATGTGCGCGTATGTTTCCTTAAAATTTGGGAACGTGATACCCCTAAACAGGATGGACAAAAACCGGCATACCGTGCAGTGATTCTTCTTGATAAAGAAGATCCGCAGGTGGACAAAGTGGAAGCGGCAGCGCGCGCAGTGCTAACCGACAAGCTGAAATCCGAGAAGAATGCTGATAAGTGGATGGACCGCCACTACGCCCAGGATTCTAAGGAATGCGCAGTTCGCGACGGTGACGAGCGCGACGAAGTAACCGAAGAATTCGAAGGCATGTTGTACATCAACGCCAAATCGTTCAAACAGCCGATCATCCAGACTTCCGAAGGCGAGAAGCAGACGGAGCAGGGTCTGACCATCGACGGCGACGAAATCGAAGGGAAGGAAATCTATTCCGGTTGCTATTGCAACGTTTCCTTAGATATTTGGGCCTGGAACAATACCAACGGCAAAGGCTTAGGCTGTGGTCTGCTGGGTATGCGCTTCCGTGATGACGGCGAAGCCTTCGGCGGTGGCGGGTCTTCATGTTCCGACGAAGACCTGGGCGACGATGACGAAGACGACAAGCCGAGTAAGTCCAAAAAGTCCAAGCGCCGCGATGACGACGACGAAGACGAAAAACCTCGCAAACGTCGTAAACCACGCGATGACGAAGATGAAGACGAAGCGCCACGTAAACGTCGCCGCCGTTAAGGGCAAAGCCCACTATTCAAGCCCGCTTAATGCGGGCTTTTTAATAGGACAATGAAAAATGCGGATTAAAGCCAGCGAAGTAAAAGTCGGAATGAAAGTATGGTCTAAGCTACTGGGGGAATATTTCACAGTTGCCGAGATTCGCAACAACGGTGAAGAGATCGCCCTGTCCGACGGCATCTTCTCCATGATCGGCAGCGCTGACGCCGTAGTGAGGATTAAGCAATGAAAGACTTCGAACGCCTGTTTCTCGATACCGAGACATTTAGCGGGGTGGACCTGAAGAAAGTAGGTGCGTACGCCTACGCGGAGCACCCAACCACCGAGATTATGATCTGCACCTACGCCATAGACGAGGGCCGCGTGCAGACATGGGATTGCACCGAGTCCCCTAAAATGCCGCGTGAACTTCGCAAGGCGCTCCGCCGGGTATCCCGCAAGAAAGCAAAAATCGTCATGGCTAACGGCCTCCTGTTTGACCGCCTGGTTATCCGTGAGAAGTGGGGTATTGACCTACCAGTTAGCCAGATCGAAGACACCATGATTATGGCCTTCCGTCACGCATTACCCGGCAGCCTTGATATGCAATGCCAGGTACTGGGCGTAGATGCTGAACATGCGAAGGATAAAGCAGGCAAGGCGCTGATTAAGCGATTCTGTAAGCCAACGCCGAAGACTTACAAGGTCCGCCGCTATACCCGCGAGACTCACCCGGAAGAGTGGGCCAAATTCCTCAAGTATGCGAAATACGACATCATCGCAATGCGTGAAGTGTACTGGCGTATCCCGGATTGGGGTAATACTCCGAAGGAAGACCAGATACTGGCAATTGACCAGTTGATCAATGACCGCGGATTCTACGTGGATACCAAACTGGCCTACGCCGCTATTAAAGCCGTGGAAGCGCACAAAGAAGAACTGAAAGAAGAGGCTATGGAGAAGTTTGGCGGTAAGCTAACCGGCAACGACTTCCTGCCATTGCTGCGCGATATTGCTCCGGCTTTCACTATCCATAATGCGCAGAAATCCACGCTGCACGACCTTCTTGCGGATCCTGACTTCCCGGATGAGGGCAAAGTGCTGATTGAAATGCGCCTCGGTGCGTCATCAACGGCATCGACCAAATACAATCCGCTCGTTAATGGCCTATCCGCCGATGGTCGCCGCCGTGGGTGTCTTCAGTATGGTGGTGCAAAGCGCACGCTGCGCTGGGCAGGTAAAGGTTTCCAACCTCAAAACCTGGCACGCGGAGAGTATAGCGACGATCACGAAGGGAAGATTAAGCGCCGCGAAGGTGAGAGCGACGTCGCTTTTTGGGTCCGGTCGCACATGCTCACCAACGGCATCAACTCCCTGTTACGCGGTACCGCGCACTGGGCGTATGACATATCTAAGCTGACCGCCTCGACCGTCCGCGGGTGCATCATTCCGGCGAAGGGCAAGAAGTTTGTCGTCGCGGACTACTCCAACGTTGAAGGGCGTGGCCTTGCCTGGATCGCTGGCGAGAAAACCGCGCTAATGGTGTTTAAGGCCGGACGCGATATCTATTGCGAGACTGCCGGTAAGATGTTCGGCCTTGACCCGGATTACATCAAAGCCAACCGCAAAGACTTGCGCCAGATCGGAAAGGCGTGTGAATTGGGACTGGGCTATGGTGGCGGCGTTGCGGCGTTCTTGCAGTTCGCTAAAAACCTGGGCCTCGACCTTTACACTATGGCGGACGTGATGAAAGGCACGTTCCCGGATCACATTTGGGCGGCGGCGAAACGCGGCTATGAGTACGCCCGCATTAACGAAGCGAAGCGCCCGCCGAAGCCTGGTAAGAAAGACGAGCGCCCAACTTACATACTGCCGAAAAACGTATGGCTGACGTGCGACGCGATCAAACGTATGTGGCGTGAGGCTCACCCGAAGACGGTAGCCTTTTGGGCCGAGCTTGAGGACGCGGTGTTGTGTGCAATCCGCAATCCGGGCAAAGCATACTGGGCTGGCGCGAACGTTCGCCCGGACGGAAGGAAAGCGCTCAAGATTGTGCGCACGAAGGCGAAGCACGACCCAACCTTCGACGAGGAGCGCGACGACCCGGACGCCGCGGGGTGGTGGTTGAAAATTGAGTTGCCGTCGGGGCGCATCATGAGCTACCCGGGCATCGCGCTGTCTGTCACGACCGAGATCGACGAAGATACTGGCAAGAAACGCACCAGCACCCGCATTAAATACCAGGGCGAGAACCAGACGACGCGCCAGTGGGGATTCCAGTACACCTACGGCGGCAAACTGACGGAGAACATCGTACAGGCGTTGTGCCGCGATATTCTCGCATGGTCCATGCCTGGCGTTGAAGCTGCGGGCTATGAAATCGTCCTGTCAGTACACGACGAATTGATCACCGAAGTGCCAGACACTGACGACTACACGACCGAGGAGCTTTGCGCGCTGATGTGCGACCTGCCAATTTGGGCGAAAGGCTTCCCACTTGCCGCAGAGGGCGATTGCATGTATCGCTACCGCAAGTAGCGGAAATGTTGCTTTTAGCGGAAACGTTGGGCATTATTGTCTGGCGTTTTCTTTTTCGAGGTGTATATGAAACATTGTGGGCGTTGTAATACGGGTAAAGATGAGTCCGCTTTCAACAAGGGCCAGTCGTGGTGCGCCAAATGCATGGCGGCATATAAGAAAGAGAGACGGGATAAGGAAAGAGGCGCGCCGCCGAGAGAAGTATGGCGAGAGTACACCGGGGAGATCGTAACATGTCGTACGTGCGGTGAGCGCAAGCCGCTCACGCCGGAAAACTTCCGGCCCGGAAGCCAAGCAAACGGGTCACATATTCGTAAAGAATGCCGATCGTGCGCTAATAAGTCACGCCGTGAGTACAACCACCGGACACCAGAGATCCGCGCTTACTATAAACTCTTTCAGTACCGTAAGGCAGACGAAAGGAAGGGGCTAAACACCGACCTTACTACAGAGGACGTGCTGCGCCTTACTTCTCAGCCGTGCGCATACTGCGGATTCACCGGCGACAATGGCGCGGACCGACTCGACAACGCAGTAGGCCATACGAAAGATAACTGCGTGCCGTGCTGCGTAGAGTGCAACATAGCCCGCGGGGATCGGTTTACCCCGGACGAAATGAAGAAGTTTATCGGACCTGCCATCGCTGCCGTAAGGAAAAGCCGACAATGACACCAGAAGGCAAGGTGCAGCGTCACCTTATGAAACGGGTTAAAGAGGTTGGCGGATTCTGCCGAAAACTGGCATGGGAGGGGCGCGCAGGTGCGCCCGACCTGATTATTATCATCAACGGCATAATAGTGTTCGTCGAAGTGAAGCGCCCAGGCGGAAAACCGAAGCCGCACCAGGTACGTGAACATGAGCGAATGGCCCGCCGCGGTGCTGACGTTCGCGTTATCGACAACATATCCGACTGCGATTTATTGGTTGCTGAATTGGTCGCATAGCGGTATAGTGTGCCGGTTAGCCATATCGAGGATTTTAGAGATGATTGAAGAAAAACGTTGTAGTAATTGCGGCTGTGTAAAGCCGCTATCCCAGTTCCACAAATACACCGGTAAGACTGCGCGCAGTCCAGACGGGTATCGGGCAGAGTGCAAATCGTGCCGCAATAAGAAAGAGCGCGAACGGCAGCGCCGCTACCGTGCAGAACAAAAATAATTAATACGGCGGGCTTGTCCCGCCATTTTTGGGAGACATGACGATGAAAGAACATTACCGGCTCACCAAGCTGGGCGAATGTAAACCGGGCGATCGCGTATGGTTTATCGCAGGCATGAATGATCCGCTGCCGTTGACGGTGTGCTGGCAAAAATTTAAGAGCTTCCGGGCTACCGGTGTGCACATCGGACACGCCACCAACTACGACGCCACAAAAAGGAACTGGAACAGTGAAACAGAAGTCTGGAAAAAGGCGGAATAAAGATATGGCACGTTTCCGACGTCGCGAATATCAGAAGTTGATAACCGCGTTCATCCTCAAGCATAAGCGCTGCAATATTTGGGCGACAATGGGGTCGGGTAAAACCGGCGCGACCATGTGGGCGCTGAATAAAATGTTCCAGACTGGCGTCCTGTCCCATCATGAGGACCGCGTACTGGTGCTGGCCCCGCTGCGTGTTGCGTCGGGTACATGGCCACCGGAACAGGAGAAATGGCGATTCTCATCCCTGCTGGTCGTAGACGGCACCGGGCCGGAGAAGGACCGTATTGCGGCGCTTGAGAGCGACGCTAACGTGGTTTGTGTTAACTACGATGTGGTTGAGTGGCTGGTCGACTATTACGGCGATGCGTGGCCCTTTACGGTCGTTGTTGCCGATGAATCGACTAAGCTGAAAGGCTATCGTAGCAAGCAGGGGAGCAAGCGCGCCCGCGCACTGGCAGCGATTGCACATAAACACGTCAAGCGCTGGATTAACCTTACCGGCACACCAGCGCCAAACGGGCTAAAAGACTTATGGGGTCAGACGTGGTTTGTCGACGGTGGCGAACGCCTCGGCAGTAGCTATAAGGCATTTACCGACCGCTGGTTCATTAGCAAGCCTGTTAAGCCTGGCAGCTTCACTATGCAGCACGCTCCGCTAAAGAACTCCGAGAAAGAGATACAACAACGTCTGTCAGATGTATCCCTCACCGTTGACGCGGCTGAATACTTCGGGTGCGACAAGCCAATCTATACGCCGGTTGTTGTGGACCTGCCGAAGAAAGCGCGCAAGATTTATGACCAGTTTGAAAGCGAGCTATTTGCAGAACTGGAAAGCGGAACAGTGGAAGCGGCGAACGCGGCGTCGAAGACAATTAAGTGCCTTCAGCTTGCATCCGGCGCTGTGTATAAGGTGGACGAAGACGGCGAACGGACCGACGAGTGGGTGAAGATTCACGACGCGAAGCTGGACGCGCTGGAAAGTATTGTGGAGGAGTTGAACGGAGCGCCGTTGCTCGTTGCGTATCAGTATAAGCATGACCTGGCACGTCTTAAGAAGAAATTTCCGCACGGCGTTGCGTTGGGTAAAGGTAAGCAGGGCAATAAGGATATGGAAGCATGGAACAGGGGCGAGATCCCCATCATGTTTGCACACCCGGCATCGGCGGGCCACGGCCTTAACTTGCAGGACGGCGGTCATCACCTGGCAATCTTCTCCGATACCTGGAACTTTGAGCACTTTTCGCAGATCGTTGAGCGTATCGGGCCGGTTCGCCAGATGCAGGCCGGGCACCCTCGACCGGTATTCGTCTACATTATCCAGGCGCGCGGGACACTGGACGAACTGGTCGCGGAGCGTCGCGACAGTAAGCGAGACATTCAGGACGATTTAATGGAATACATGAAAGCTAAAAAGGCGCGCAAATGATAATCTGGTCATTGTTTGACGGCAGCGGCTTGATGATTGAGCGTGCTGCCGAGATGGGGCATAAGTGCTACTGTTTTAACTACTCCGAAGCCGATCACGGGTCGTACCTGGACTACCGGATTTATGGTCGCGGGATCCGATATCGCAATGAGTTTATTGATCTGGACTTTGTAGACCGCGCGATGAATGGCGATTTCGGTACGCCAGATATCATCTACGCATTCCCGCCGTGTACTGATCTGGCGGTGAGCGGTGCGCCAGCTTTCCCGCGCAAACGCGCCCGCGACCCGGCCTTCCAGCTTAAGGCGGTGCGCACCGCGAAGATCGCCGCGTACCTGGGTGACTTCTTCGAAGTGCCGTATATGATTGAGAATCCGCGCAGTGTGCTTTCCACCCAGTGGCGCAAGCCGGATCACTCATTCGACCCGTGGGAGTATGGGGGATATCTGCCGGAGGATGACGTACACCCGCTCTTCCCGGAATACATCAACGCCCGCGATTCATATCCGAAGCTGACCTGCTTATGGACCGGCAACGGCTTCCGTATGCCAGAGAAGAGACCTGTTTTCGTTGAAAAAGGGTACTCGAAGCAGTATAGTCGCCTCGGAGGCAAATCAGCCCGCACAAAATTAATCCGGTCGCTCACTCCGCGCGGCTTCGCGATAGCGGTTAACGAGGAAAATTTAAAATGAACGCTACATACGAACCAATCGATTTTTCGGTCGCAATGACTAACCAGCTATTCACCTACGACAGCAAAACCGGAGTCATCCGCCTGAAGTCCACCGGATGCAAGATTGGCAACATCAACACCGCCGATGGCGGAACCCGTATCGAATGCAACGGCAAGACGCTGTCTGGCGCACGCGTGGCGTGGATTATTGCGACGGGCAATACAATCCCTCCAGGCTTCGCCGTTGTGTGCCGCCAGCGCACTCCAGGGCACTACGGCAACCGCATAAGCAACCTTTATCTTGTGGATGTGATGAGCGACCCAAATTTCTTTTAATAAATTGGTTGCAGTACGGGATTGGTTGCATTATATTGAGGGTGTTCCGAAGGGAACGCCCTTTTTAATATGAGGATTTGACAATGAAACGAGTATTTTTTGATTACGACGGTGATTTACGGTTATGGGTGTGCATTGTGCTGTTCTTATTCTTTTGCCTCCTGCTGCCGATTTCCTGCACGTATAACCTCGATAAATATGAATGCCGTATTGTCTACGCAGAACTAACAGGTCGTAACACCCAGTGGCGCTATGGCACTTGCTGGGTTGAAATGGACGGCAAATTTATACCACGCAAAGAAATTCGCATGACGGATATTAAATAATGAAAATTTTACAAGAAGAGAAAGCGTATTGGGTAGCACAGTGTCTTGAAGCCCGCGAGAAAGCGGAAGGAGCTACCGCGCTGGCGGACACCTACCTGGCGAGCTATGAAGGCGAGGAGAAGGTCCGAAAGGAATTAGAGGAACGCTTCGAACTGCTGGGCGAACTGATCACCATTATGCAGCGCACCGGGTACACAACATCCGTATCGCTCACCCGGCTAACCGCCGATGCCCTGCGCGAGCATTACAAACTGGCCGAGGAGTACGTCCGTCCGAAGGGCAGCCAGTCTTCGATCCCGCGGAAAGGACTGGTGCATATAGCGTGGCGTGCAAACGGCAGCTACTATTCCGATAGCCGACCGCTCAGTAAGGAGGAGATGTCCAGAGTCCAACGCGTGCTATCCAGCGGAAAGAAAACCGCCCTGTATGCGATAGATCCAGACTATGCAGAAGAGTGAGCAGAAAGATAGCTGGCGCACGCCGCCAGCTTTATTTAAACCGCTGCGCCGTAAGTTCCGATTCCGTTACGATATGGCGGCAAGCGACGCCAACCACCTGCTACCGCGTTACTTCACGGCAGAGCACAGCGCGCTTGATGTGGACTGGTCCGAGTTGAAAGGGTGGAAGTGGTGCAATCCGCCGTATTCCGATCCGCTGCCGTGGGTCGAGTGCGCAGCGCACGGACGCCGGACTGTCATGCTACTGAATCAGGACACGTCGACGAAGTGGGCGAGGCTGGCCCGGAAGACTGCAAACCTGATAATTCTTCTGGACTGGCGGATTAGATTCATTCACGCCGTCACCGGTGAAGTCGGGCCGAGCAATAACAAGTGCCAGCAATTGATAATATTTGACGAAGCGCCGCCCAGCGGCAGCGCACAAATTGAAATAATGAGCGAGAGTGAGCTACATGAATATCTTAGTCGTTGACCGCAGTATGCGCGTCGTGGACGAAATTGTTAAACGCTACCAAATTAACCCGAGGGAGAACAAAGTTCGGCGGGTAAGTCGCCCGGAGCAATTGCTCGGCCTGGACCTTACCGGCTGGCTTGTAATGACTGCTAGCAGCCATCTTGTGTGTGGCACGTTTTCCGCCCGTATTGTTCGTGAAAATTTGATCAAGGAGTTGAAATGAAATTACTGATTTGCGATTTGGATGGCGTTATTAACGGTTCAAGCGATGCGCGTGCCGACCTGGTTCCGGGCATAAAAACAAAATCCACCTTTTGGGCGAAGTGGCACAAAGCGCATATACGCGAAGATCTGAACATGGATATGCTGCCGCTGCTGACCATGTACAAAGAGCAAGGCTTCGAGATCGCGTATCTGACCAACCGGCAGCGAGAATGCTGGGAGACTACCGTCGAGCAATTGGAAGTATTCCCCGTAGGCCGGTTGTTTATGCGCCACATGCTGGACGATACCCCGCCGCCAGAGTTTAAAGCGTGCGCCGTGTTCAAAATGGTCTGCTATGCGGACGTATCGGAACTGGTCATCATTGAAGACTGCCCGAAGAACATCGCGGCCATTCGACGGGCGTGCAGCGATCTGGTCTCGAAAATTTATGCGATAAACGTTGCAAAATTTACTTGCAACCAACCTATTGGTTGCACTATAGTTAACTCGTCGGGGCGATATGGCCCCTAAAAAGGACCACATAATGAAAGCATACGAATACTGCAAAAACGCCGCCACCACTATGGAACAGCGCGGAAAAGAAAACGGCTATGACAACGCGAAAGAAGAGCGTAGCGCTAAACAGATCGCTGACGTGTTTAACGCGCTTACCGGTCGCGACCTGACCGAGCAAGAAGCCTGGACCTTCTTGATCTGCCTGAAGCTGGTACGCCAGCACCGTAAGCACCAGGACGATAACATCGTTGACCTGGTAGCATATGCCGCACTGCTGGGCGAGTCGTACATGACCGTGCATGACGAGATCCAGATCGACACAACGGCAGCACAATTCGACAGCCTCAAAGACCTGTCCGTACGACTAGATGGCGAGATTAATGCGTATAACAGTGCGATGCGCGTTGCCGAAGGTGTGGTGGCCTCGTTCGGGAAGACTGTCAAAGCCGCCAATTTCGGCGTAGCGGCCCAGGACGTCCAGCCTATGGTCGTGCTCACTGGAGAGGATGGGTCCAAAATCCTCATGACGCCGGAAGACTTCCGCAACATGGAAAAAACACTGGTACGTAGCGCACTGAAATAATTCTAATCGCGGGCTTCGGCCCGCATCAATGAGGACCACACGATGTACGGCGAATATGAAATATCCGGTAAACAATTCCACCTGGCGGCAATGATAGCAAGCATCGAGTTTGACCAATGGCGCTTAAAGTCCGACGCGTGCAAGCAAAGCCGACTGGTCGGTGTGCTGGGCGAAATGTTTGCGGGCATGTACCTTGAAGGGCAAGCAGGCGGGCGCAGTTGTATACCGCAAGGTTTGCTCATGCGTACCGGCTTGTTTAGTGCCAATACCATTGATCGCGGCGATATCATCATGGTCGGCAAGCGCAAGGTGAAGTCCGGTCCCGACTTCCGCGAGCATGTGATCGATGCCGTCTGGACCTACGAGGTTAAAGCCACCAGCGGCATTCGCCGCGGACTGGTTGAGGCACGTTGCGCTCGCGAGTATCTTGCCCGTCGAGTTGCTGGTGTTATCCTGGTGAGCGTAGATTTCGGACAACATAACGCGCACGGCGTGATTGAAGATATCGCGGAACCATACGTCATTGTTAATGACTGGCCCTTAGTGGAAGTGGAGGGAAAGGAGTATTACGAAAGCCCGTTGGTGCGGCGCAAAATGGCCTGGGAAAACTCAAACTAGAAAAAGGGGCCGCATGGCCCCTTCTATTTATTTCTTCAACGCCGCGATCTCGGCCTTCAAATCCTCCACCTGCTTATTGAGATATTGAACACACCCCATCAAGTCCATTACGATCGGGTTAACGTCGATGGATGGGCGGTCCGTCATCTTCTCCCCGATCTTGTTGCCGTCTTCGTCGAGAATATCCTCGATCGGGAACTCGTGGTGCTTAACGTACTGCGGCGCAATTAACTCCGCTTCTTCGGCGATAATACCGAAGCGCTGGCGGGCCTGCTCATCATCCTTATACACGAAGTTAACAAGGCGCTGGCTGTTAATGCGGTCCATAGCTTCGCTTGCGTCCGCATCGGCAATATCTTTCTTATACTCGCGCCCTGATGTGCCTTGCAGCGCGATAGTCCCCGATGCGGTAGTCGGGAAGTTAAGCATAATTTCGCCGGTACGGTTCCCATCCTTACGTCGCATAAACAGGCGAAAATGTCGAGTGCCGCTCTTGTCTAGTGCCGGTTCGAAGAACGTCCTACCGCCTACGACGTCGTTCGGCACGGTTTCGCCTACGGTGTAGTACGGTTCGAATGCAAATTGCAGGTAAGACCCGCGGCTTACTGCCAGGCTACCAACGACATCTGACCCTGAACTGTTCACCGTAAACTTGCCCGGCAAGGTCATCTCGCCTTTGGTGTTAAAGTCGATGCCTGAACTCTGCGCCGTCTCCAGGTTAGTGATCGCCAGGCGGGCGTAAGTCTCACCGTCGATATTCGCACGGACGCGCAGCTTTGCTTCCGAGTGTAAAGAAGTGCCAACACGATATTCAGACACAATGCTTCCGCCGTCTGCCGTAGTGCCCGCTGGCGGTTTAGTGGCGTCGCCGTTGATTACCGACCACGACGTATTAGCGGCGGCGAATCCGCCTGACGCTCGAATAACCCACACGCCCATGAAGTTATTGGGGCGCAACTCCGATACGGTCCGGCCATAGATCGCGTTGACCTTCGAGGCGTCCATGTTAATGATGCCGTAGGAGACTGCGCCGTTACCAACAGGTAGGTTGCCTGGCGACCGATATTGCGAAGCCGCTCCACCAGCCCCGTGGAACGCGCCACTTTCATGGTTGATAATACTTGCGGCCCCGCCGCCGTGTAATTCGACGCGGCCTGTGATGTTAGGTGCTCCTGATTCGTAGATATACCCATCGTTGCCACTTTGCCCGCCGTCGCCCCTGCCGAACAAGCCGAATATGGACCCAGGCTGAACGCCATTACGGTCCGGCACTCGGAAGGTAGTTGTGCCGTCACCCGTAGAATACTTTCCGCGCTGATTTGGGTTTGCCAGCCAGGTCTCGTCACTAATTGGCGACAGCATTTGCGCATACGCCCAAAGCTCAGGCCAATCAGCTCGGTTTAACAATTGACCGTCGGACACCACTTCGTAAGGTTGAATATACGCGCGGCTGTCCCGTAAATGGAAATCACCTACGCCATAGTTCATGACGCCGTTCATTGTAGGGCCGACAGTGCCGGTGTTGATCAGATTCTGCACCCAGCGCTTTGTCGTGGCGTCGTAGTCACCAACAGGGTCGCCAGCCAGTGGTGTTGCCCCGTCCGGGCGAACGTTAAGCCAGGCTTGCGGTTTGTCGGTGAGTCCCGCCAGGTTGCCTGATTTTGTTAGCAAGTTATCCGCGTTAACGCTTTGCGCCCACTCCTCGGCCTGATCGCGGAATCCCTGCGCGGCTGTGCTGGCAGCTTGCGCGTCCGTCTTCGCGGTGTTGGCCTCGTCCCTCATAACGCCGGTGTCAGTCTTGATCTGGTTCGTCTGGTCTTTGATGGCCTGCGTATCAGTCTTAATCTGGTCCGTCTGCGTCTTGATGGTATTGGTGGCGTCGTGGATAGCCTGCGTATCCGCCTTAATCTGGTCAGTCTGCGTCTTGATTGTATTGGTATCGTTTTTGAAGCCTTCGGCCTCATCCCGAAATCCTTGCGCTGCGGATTTCGATGCTTCGGCTTGCGCTGCGAGGTCGCGCATCTCAACGGGGTCTACGTTCTTAAGCAATTCCGACAGGTATCCCCATGACATTCCCTGCATGACTTGCCCGTTAGGTAGCGTCACGGTGATTTCTTCAGCGTCGCCGAAGATTGCACGCCAGTTGTTTTCATCTGCGATCATCAATCGCAACGCTTTCTGTGCCTGTACGGTAACGCCCATCGTTGCCAGCGACATGGTATCGCGCTTAACACCATCCCAAGCAAGGCCGGTTGCCGTTGGGCCGTCGAACGGCAACACTAGCGTAAGCGCCGTGTTACTTTCGATTGATGCGATCGCCACTGTGTAAGGCACTTGTCCTACCACCAGCGTTAAGAAGTCGCCAGCTTTAAACGCGGTAAACGTTGTGCCGACTCCTACTACCGCCGTGCTATTGTTCGTTACGGATAGCGTACCCGCTGCCATAGCTAAATCCTCATAAATTGGTTGCAATCCTGGTTGAGCGGTGTAATACTAAAACTCACCCAAATATAGGAGATGATACCATGAAAACCTTAATTATGATTTGTGCGGTTCTTTTGTCCGGTTGTGCCAACATGCCCGCTAAAGTCTGCGACGCCACATACCAGAATAGCGGCATGGATTATGCGGTACCTGTGTATGGTGTTGCGGACTTCTCCGGGCATAAAATGCTAAGGGCGGGTTATCCGTTTAGCTTCCAGTACGTGTCTGTAGACCATTTCAAAAGCACAACCTGCAAATAAGCCCCTTTCGGGGCTTTCTTCAATCATAATTGGCAGTGTTAATCGCCATAATCGCGTTGCCGTTGTTAGTATACCCCACCACATCCCCCGTGGCGTTCCCTGACGACGCTGCCGATATACGCGTTCGCGACCCATCAAATCTGGCCCCCGTGTACGCCGTTACCGATATTACCTGCGGCTGGCCCTGCACAAAAAACCGGATCAGCGTAGACCCCAATATTCCCGGTGCGACGGCGTAGCTGCCGTTTAGCGTCTGATCAATGTTAATCCCCCCGTTAGCGCCAGGCGACCCGACGGTAACTAAATCGCTCAGTACGCGACTCTCATTAGTAAGCACTAGCTTCCCCGTCTTATCCCAAATAGCGAAGCCCCACCGCGGAAGGGTCTGTGGGAATATGGCAAAGATGTAAGCCGTCATCGTGAAGCCTTGCCCGAATGGATTGCTGGCGCTCACCTTCACCACATTACCAACGCGAGAAGACCCTACGACGGTCGGCTGGGCGGTGTGCGTAGTTTTCACAAACGCTATTGCAGGGTAGTCACCGCCCAAATTAATATCGGCAGCCGCCGACTGCGCAGTGCCGTTAGCCGAAGACCCAACAACCACACGGCGGAATAGACAAAACGGCGTCGATTCTGGCGTGATAAACGGGTTGCCGTTTGGTAAGTCAATCAACGCGCCGTAATTAGCCATTATGCTCGCTCCACAAAAACAATAACGTCACATTCAGATGCGGAGTAAACCCCGCCACCTACCGCACTTGCCGCGGAAACCGTGATAGTGTTCCCGCTGGCGGTTATTCTGCGGCCTGGCCCGACCGCGCCTTTATCCAGTGCGACCACGTATCCGACCTTCATCCCCGCCGGTACAGGGAATGACCATGCGCCTGATTTTTGTCCTTCCGCAAGATGAATCCTTCCGATCACGCTTACCGGTTTAATGCCGTAGTTGTTTGGGCGTCCTTGCGCGTCCCACGTTGCGATACCGAATGCCATAAATAACCTCGTTAAAAAGGGGCCGAAGCCCCTATACTACCAGCTACCAGTAAGCTCACCAATCTGCACGCGGAGAACGCCGTTTCCGTCCTTCACGCTGATTCTTGTGTTCGTCTGTTTCATCCCGCCGCCGCTACCGGTGCCCAGGTTGATAAACGTTCCATCTTTCCCTAAGCGCCAGCCGCGCGTGCTGCCGTCGTAGTTATTCGATTGCAGCGTGTCTGTTATCTGCGCGAAGTTGATGGACGCGTTCTTGATGCGTGCCGTGTCGATATACACCGCGCCACCGTCCACAATAAACGCAGACGACAGCGTCCCATTGGACGGATGCATGATGTAGAACTGGTCCGCCTTGAACGCAATACGCGATTTAACCGCGTTGCCAGACGTCACAACGGAAAGCTGCATACCCGCATCATAATAAGTCCCGTTATATGTCACGCCAGCCTTAAGGCTATACGTGGCGCTACCACCAGAGTGGTTAAACGAAGACGTCATCTTCTGCTCGATCGCGGCGGACTGCTGACCGAACTGTGCCGCGACCTGGGTCTTATACTCCGCCAGAGCGCCCGCTACGTCCGCCGTTGCCGTTTGCACTGACTGGATGGCGGCTTCCTGTTCCGAAAACTTAGCGGCAACCGTTTGCTGGTACTGGGCGAACGCTTGTTCCTGCGTACTCTGCGCGGTCTGCAACGTGTGGATTGCCGCTTCCGCATCGTCAAGGCGAGTACCGATCAACGTTTCCAGTTGCGCTACCGCCTGGTGGGCATCGGCCGCCACGTTATACGCGACCGAGATTTCTGCATAAATCCCCTTGTACTCGGCGCGGGCGTTAAACAATTGCTGTGCGTCGGTGAGCATAGCCTCATAAATGCCTTGCGGCATGGTGTCGATCGCTTCCTGGAAGCGTTTACCGTCCTCAGAAGTCAAGAACTCGTCGTCCAGCCCCTTCATGTACTCGTCAACATTGTCACTCACCTGCCCTTCAAACGGGGCCGACCAGTCCGACAGGTTGCCGATTTTATCCGCTACACGGGCGCGCAACTGCTGATAGATGCCGAACTCCAGCGACGTTTGCGCATACTCCGACCCCGGGTATGGGACGTTGGTTAGGAATTTCCATTCCGTTTCACCCGTCTTGCGAACTTCAAGCTCGGTGTACGAAATATCCGTCGCGGCGTTGTTGTGGTTCCACTTCCACAAAATTTGGTGAAGGCCCGAAATCGCGTTGGTGATGATAGGCGCGTTAAGACCGCCGAGACGACCTTCCACCGGCGTGATAGCGGACGACACCCACGGAGATGAAATCTCGCCCATACCGATCGCGCGGACGCGTGCCTGGTAGTTACCGGAGAACACGTTAGGGATGTGCGCCCCATTCGACGCCGTGCGTGGGATATTCACCCAGTCGTTACCCCACTGGATTTCCATATTCTGAAGGCTGGTACGCCTCCACTGGATTTCATACACCACGGCATCCTTCACCGGAGGGAATACAATATCCACGTTGGTGATTAGCTGCCCTTGCGATGAAATCTGCGACGGGGTGATGGTCACGGATTCCGGCCCCTTCATTACCCCGTCAGGCACTTGCGTAAAGATACCCGGATCAAGGCGCGCGCCATTATCAACGGCATCATACTTGCTATCGTTGTACTCAATCCCGCGCACCGAGAAAGTGCTCGTAGAGTCGTCATACTCCAGGTCGGTGATGCGGAATTTCTGCAACTGGATATCGTCGCCATCAACGCAAAACGGCTGGTCAGGAATAGGGTTGGCGTCCAGTGCGGTTTTTAGCGTTACCTTGTTGCCGTTGACGCTGGCGATCTCGCGAGTCTCCACATTACCGCTATCGGTGCGTACCAGGAACTTATCGCCAGGGCGGAATGTGATTTCGCTGTCCGTGTTCAGCACGGTACGAGTTCCGGGGTCCGACAACAGTCGACCGCCGCGCGTCTCAAAACCGCCAGAAATGTTTGTATCCGCGATCGCGACTACGCTACCGGGAATAAAGAATAACCCTTCCATGCCAACTTTAAAGCTAACTTGCTGGTCAAGCTGGTTGGAAATTAGCGCCCAGTGCCCGCGACGCTGCGCTTCAGATTCACGCGTACAGCCGATCGCCGTAATATCGAGACGGTTAATCTTATGGCGGCGTACCAGTTCGACACGTTGCCCCGTTGCGATAGCATCTTCATAGTGGTTCTTCGGGTTGCCGTATGCTACTGCGAACGTGGAGTACCGAGTTTTCTGGCTACCGGACGCGTAGTCGAAGCGCCCATCAATAACCGAGGCGTTGGTGATAGTGTGCGACACTGCTGCGACCGGTTGGTCACTGACGATATTCAACATCTGGTTGCCCCACCAGGTCATTCCGGCGAAGATGGCGGCTAAATCCTTAAGCACGGTCCAGGCATCCGTCTGTGACTGAATGTACATATCATTCTTAAAGCGGATTTCTCGACCACCGTTGCCGTCGCTGACCAACTGATCGCAGCGCTGCGCAATCTGGTAGAGCGCGTATCGGTTTAGCATTTGCGGTTTGATACGCCGACCGAGGCCGAAGCGCTCAGTAATACAAATATCGTACCAGTGCCACGCAGGGTTATCCGTCCATGCGCGTTTAAACGTGCCGTCCCAGTCCCCGGAATAGGTATGATTAATCGGGTCGTAGTTGTTCGGTATTAGAACTTTGCGGCCTTTGCACTTGATGGACACGCGCGGGATGTTCTGGAACGCTTTGGCGTCGAACTCCACAAACAACAGCGCGGTTAGCGGGTAACGCAGGCGGGCGTCAATAATCTCAGTGATGGACTGCACCCGGATATCATTAACCACTTTCGCCGATGTGGAGTCTGCCGTTATGCGGTGCACCTCCACGCGCCAGCCGGTATTCACGTTCGGCGGTAATTCGATGCGGTGGTCGCGCTCATACAGCGACATTGTTTTACCAACGGCAGCGAAGGTAAACTCACGCGGATCAGCGTTGTCCGTATACACAACGATCTTATAGTCAATGCGTCCGCCAACCAGGTCGCCATTATCTTCGTTAGTGTACAGGGCCGGAATTCCGATGCGAATGCGAACGGCGTCCAGACTGGTATCGTTAATCTGGCGTACCCACGGCGTACCGTTTTCCAGTTTTACGCCGACAGATTGCTCACTTTCCACCGCTGAAAATCCGTGGATCACATCCTGGTGCTGTGTGCCGGGGCGGAACTCCACACGCGCGCCAGGGAAGTTTTCGGACAAGTCAGCGTTCTGGATCGGCGTTCCATCAAGGTAAACACGCTGCCGCAATTCGCTGGCGCTGGTAATACTTTCGAATTCCCCTTCCCCCAGCGCAAGCAAGATGCGGATTTTAGCCAGCGAATGCAGGCTATCTGGCGTCTCCTGTGGGGTGTGCTGTTTGCCGCCGCCGCCTTTATGCCCTGTGACGTCGTAGATAATCGTCATTCGTTCAAGTCCTCGGTTACGATTCCGGCTGAAATAATAGCGCCGCCGATCTCACGCTCGCCCCATAATACACCAAGAGCCGTGCCTTGCGCGGTAGTGTTTACTGGGCCGCCGAACGCATACGACGCTTTGTTATCCACGTCCTGCCTTGTCTGCAATCCTTTCGGTTGTGGCGACAGCAATTGCATAACGCCACCCAGCGCCATCGACATCCCGAACGAAAACGTCGCCGTCCCGATAGCGGCAGCGGTTGCAGCCGAAGCCCCGAAAGCGGCAGTAGCAAGTCCGCCCGTATAGAACGACGCCACTACGATCGCGACACCCGCCAGCAATTGTCCCAACCCTCTTTTTGCGCCAGTCATAACCGGCGCGATGGTGACGACGCGGTTGCCGTGGAACTCACCCAGCTCATCATAGCCGGTCATCGTGTGGTCGCCTTTGCGCACCTTGAACATCATATTGTCCAGGTGGGCTGACATTAGAAAGTCCTGTAAGCCGGGTAACTTCACGCACAGGCCGGTAATACCCTCGCCCGGAGTGAAGCAGTCCAGCTTATGAACTTTACCGAATCGACGTCCCAAAACGCCGTACAATTTAAACGTTGTCATTGCCATTCTGTGATATTCCCCGGTAGGTCTTTATGACGTACCCATTTAACCACATTGTCCCGGAAAAATCCTGACCGGAAGGGTATCACGCTCGACAGACTGCCGTAGATATGGTGTAGGAGTTGGTTGCCTGGAAGGAATATCCCGGCGTGGTTAGGCACTGGCGCGCTAATCTGCATGATGACCATCGCCCCCGGCGTATTCTCCTCGCATTCCCTGAATCCAGCGCCGTACCAGTTATCCATATACAGATTTTCGCCTGTCTCCCACCAGTTATACGGCACGCGGAAGTCTGGCAAATTTACTCCCTGCTTTTTGTGCCAGTCCATGACGAGGCCGTAACAATCCGTAATTCCGAGAACAAATCGGCGGCCTACCAGCGGCGGGTCTTCCGGGTCAATCTCAATAAAGTCGCCATATTCGTTAGTGATGGTCCACACTACGCCGCTGCCGTTGCATCCGTTAACGTCGCCCAGTGAGGGGGTTAACTCGCGCTGACCTGGGTGTGAGTGGACTACGCGCACGACGTCGCCCATATCCTCGGCATCCATCCAGGCCATATCACTAATCGTAAAAGCGTCTTTGCGGGAGCGCACGCCGGTCGGGTCTTCGAATACGTTCAGACATGGTACGAACACTTGCTTACGACCCACCATGACAACCAGGCCGCAGGCTTCTTCCGGCAGACATGCCGCGACATGCGCGGCGATATCGCTTTTAACCTTCTTCGTTAACATAACTACCCCTTAATTAATCTGGACCCCGGAAAGCCGCCGAAGTCCAGCACCGCCGCTTTAGGGTCCGCGAGCCCTTGCCCAAATCGAAGATAACAGTCTGACAAACAGCCGCCGCATCGGTCCATGTTCATCGCGATGACTTCATTACCTCGCTCGTCATAATACTTTATACCAGGCTTCGCAAGGTTCCAGGTGCACCCGTCCCCGCTGGCGTACTTCCCGTTGAGCGCCCACTCGCACATATTCATGATTTGGCGACGGGGAACGACCTGCCCTTCCATATCCGCAGGCGAGGATAGTGCGAAGGTAATTTGCTTGCCCGGATTTCGGCCCACCTGGGAGTCGATGTAATACTCCTGAACTCGTTTCTGCGTCGGGTCTGGATCTGTCCCATTGTCCAGGAACTTCGCGAACGTATCAATGATCTCAACCTTCGCGCCCAGTAGCTGGTCGTGGTTCAGCGACAGCCGGGTTATTATGCCGCCAATATCGACGATTGTTAGTTGCGGTTCTGCCGCCGTCGATGTGGAGAAGTTAAGGCCGGACAAATCGAAGGGCCAAAATTCGAACTCCTGCCCGCCGAAGAAGATTGATTTAGGTTTTAGCTTATCCTCGTCACCACCGGCGGCAGCAATATCCTCGGCAGTGTGCGGAATAAAGCAGTAGTGGAAATAGTGATGGCCCGCGCCGATCGCACCGTCGCCTGGTTCCACGTCCTGCGCGTCAATGTGAATCAGGCGAACGCGACCCGATGGGTCAAAGCGCGTCGCCTCGCGATAAAGTTTATTCATCTTACGAATCCAATAGCAGTCTTAAGGGTGGCGGACACCGTTGCCGTGTAGTGCCCGTTGTCTGTGTACGACAAGCTCGAACGCTCGACCACGAATAAACCTGTTTCGCCATCCGGCGCGGTGACAACAAACGGTTTGACGAAGTGCCCGCGAAGGAAGTTGTAAACCAGTTTAGGGTTGCACCACTTGTCAGTAGTCAGTCCGATGAATTGCACGGGGAACTGTTTCGTTTCGGCGTTCGGGCCGTCCGCGATGTTCTGACCGTAACCGTTACCAAACTGCAATTCCTCGGACCGGAAAGCCAACTGCACGTCTCCGCCACCTTGCAATTGCATGTGCCAGTAATAGGGCCATTCGTTTGATCGCGGGTCGTGCGCTTCGATTAGCTCATAAGCTGCACCGGCTTTTGTCGGTCCGGCCCAGTTATCCGCCAGGGTGATGACGGTGTTAGAGTTGAATGCCGCAATTTTTCCGGTGTAGTCGTTGCCGTCGATGCGGGTAAATACGCGGACCTTCCCGATCTCGCTCAAGAACGCGGTTCCCACGCCTGTGATGGTCTTACTTCCCTTAGTTAGTGTGATTGTACCTTGCGCCATAAAAAAGCCCCCACGTTGTAGTGAGGGCCATTTTATCATCGTTTGTAAAGTACACCACCCGGTTTCGTCGCCTTCACGATCTCGGCCTTGACCGACTCGGTGATTTGCTTTCCGAACGCCTGCGCGGTGCGCGGGTCTGGACCGCTAACACTGGTATCCGTCTTACCGGTCCCCATGTTAACGTTGGTCGTTACAATCATTCCCCCGACACCGCCTGCCGCGGCAACGCCAAGTTTACCGTCTGGCCCGCGCTTAAGCGGCATGATGGCCTCGGGGCCAGCCTCCCCCATCAATCCTGCGCCCTTAGCGAACGCCTGGACGCCATAACTGAAAAAGGTGGGCTGGCTTACCACTTGCCCCGAATAGGCCGCGAGGTTGCCCCCTGCGTACGCTCCGCCGTCCGCATTCTTAGTGAGGCCGGAGAAAATAGCGCCGAACAATCCGTTTTTGCCGCCGTCACCGCCGAAAGCGCTAACGATGGACTTGAACGCCTGCGAGGTAGCCAGCTTTATTAATTCGCTCAGAATGGACTTAACCATATCTTTTGCGTTCAGCTTGCCAGTCTCGAAAAACTCGTTCATCGTGTCCTGCATAGCGCCGAACGTGAATTTTGTGAGTGACGTCATCTGCGTATAGCCGTTACCCATTTCATCAACACTATCCTTAAGCCCGCGGCTGAAGCCATCCCATAGCGAGGCGTTAGCACCGGTCTGTGCTTCCTGCACTTCGCGCAGCTTAGACACCGCCAGATCAATATCGGTATCGTTAGCGCCCACCCGCTTCAGGCGATCAATTAGCTGCAATTCTTCGCGCAGGTTAGCCGCTTCGCGAGTGGAAAGCGCATATCCCGCCGCGGTGGCTTTTAGCTCGGCGTTCTGGTTCTTGATGAATGCATCGACCTGGGCGTGTGCTTTGATCTGCTTCTCTTTCGCGTCCAGCAATTTGGCTTCTTCGACGATCTGCTCGCGTACCGATTTAACCGCCTCGAACGCCGCCGTTTGCTGCTTTTCTGCTGCCGTGAGTGCGCGCTCCTTGCTCGCGGTGATTAACTGCTCATTATCGGCAATCAGCTTGTTCAGGGACGCTTGCGCGCGTTGCGTGCGGGTCTGCGTCGATGCGTTGGCTTCGATCTGCTTTCCAGACTCACGAAGCTGGGCTAATTCGCTTCGCGCGACTTCCAGCATTTTCAGCCCGGCATCGACTCGAACTGCCGCCGCTTTCTTCGGCGCGGGGTCTTTGTAACGCTCGTTGACCTGCTTCACCGCCTCGGCTAGTTCTTTCTCGTTAATAACACCGCGCATATTCAGCAAATTTAGGCGGGCGATCTCGTCGGCTCGCCGCTTCGCGTTGGTTGCGTACTCCTTCTCAAACGCGGCGCGGTCGCGGGCGGCGCGGTTTGCCTCCTCGTTCGCCTTTGCTGCTTCATCCGCGGCGCTGGCGCTGTCTCGCTCGGCACGGTTGCGAAGGGTGAGCGACGCTACTACCTTTTCCTGGGCGACCAGTTCGCTGTAAAGCATGTTAATACGCGCTTTCTGCGCTTCGGTCATCACCCCACCGGCAGCGTTTACCGCCCTCATCTCGGCATAGTACGCCGTGGTCATGCGCTGCAAGGACTCACGCGCTTTCATCTCGGACTCATTCGAGGACTGCGCGCGGCCCACATCCAGGATGGCATCCCACATAGATTTAGCTGCCGATGTAACTACGTTCATCGACCGCTCAAGCGTACCCATGTTGGACTTTACCTCATCGGTCATGCTGGAGAACGACGCAGCGGCTGTTTTGTTAGCCAGAGCAACCGCGTCCGTTTCACGACCCATATCTACAAGCGATTGCACCTGCTGGATCTGCGCCTCGGTAACGACATGATACTTATCCGCCAGCGCACGCAGTCCGCCCACTGGGTCGTTCGACAATTTTGAGATGGATTCAACCACGTCAGAGATCGGCTGATTAGACGCCTTCGCAAAGTCATTCACCACTTTCGCCAGCGTTCCGAAGTCTGCACCTGCTTTCACCCCCGCCGCCGCCAGCGCCTGGATTGTGTCACGCGTCTTGCGGAACGACCCGCCCATGCGCTCGGCGTTCTCGGATAGCACCAGGATCTGGTTTGCCGTTAGGCCGGAAATGTTACCTGACAGCGCCAGCGTCTTGTTAAGCGCTGAGACCTGGTTCTCTGCGCGGGACGTAATTGCCACCCCTACGCCTAAAGTTGCCGTTAGTGCTGCAATGCCGATCCCTACCGGACCGAGGACGCCCGCGACATAACGCAGCGTGTTACCAAATCCCCCGAACGCCCCAGTAAGCTGTGGTAACTGCTGAAGCATAACGCGGTGCACCGGCATACCCATCTCAAGCGTTACCGCAATATCCTGTAACTGGAATGCGGCGTTGCGTGAGGCAAAGCCCAGGTTTTTGGTCGACATGCCTAACCTGTTGGCAAGCCGCTCCTGTTTCGTCATACCGTCGGCGGCGCGCTGCGATTCGTTCGCCAGCTTTTCCATTCCGCCCGCGGCGTCACTCGTCACCTTTTTGGATTTGCCGAGGGTGTCGTTTAATTTCTTAACCTTGTTTTCTGTGTTCTCGGATTTCTGTGCGAACGAGTCCAGCACAGTATTTGCCGTTCTGATTTGTGCAACATCCGCCTTTAGCGTGATGCCTGCTGCCTGATCTGCCATTATGCAGTCCCCTTTTTTATGCAGTTGCCGATTGACATTGTATCAGCGAATTTAAAACAAACCTTATTCAGTCTCAGACGAGGGGGGCCATTGACCCCCGTCTAGTCTGAAAGACTGGGCTTTGTCCCGCCTGTCCCGATCGGCTAAACCCCGCGGCAGCACTGGCGGGGCGGGGGTGCTGTCCCGCTTTGTCCCGCCCCTTGTTTGTCCCGCTTTTTGTCCCGTTTGGTTTATGCAGTAAAACTGAATAGGTATGCGCTTTTCAGAGGGGTGCCAGATCGGGACGTCCCGCTTGTCCCGCTTTTAGTTTATGCAATAATAGTAAATAAGTATGCAGTTTTTGAGGGGCGGGACAAAACGGGACGTCCCGCTTGTCCCGCTTCATTATGCGGGGTTTTGTTGCGCCATTTCATCAAGCGCGATTCGCTCCATTAGCTTGATATCTTTAAACGCTCGCTGCTCGTTTTCGACACCGTGCATCTTAAATAACCACTCCAGCACGCCGTAGTCGATGCCGTATGCGCCACCAAATCCGGTGCGCCATTGCGTGGAGCAATCTGTGAAGACTGCGACTACCTTCGCGTTGTCAGGCCATAGCGCAACAGGCGGACAAACATCTTCGGGGGCCGCACCCCATAAACTTGCGGCTAAATCTTCGGAGGGTGGCGGCGGGCCATAAAAGCGTCGCGCCGCCTCAATTAGTTTTTTTCACGCAATCCCATCAGTTCAAGATAGTACGACGTGTGGAACACCCCGAACGCGCGCGGATAGTTTACCACCAGGCGGCGGACGTTCTCCGCGTTAAATTCGTCTGGCAGATTCCAGCCTTCTGCGACGTGCATGATGGCCTCGACCATAACGTTAAAGCCGTCCGGGTCATTGTCGTCATATTCCGACAACTTTCGTTCGGTGTCCTGCATGGTTTGCGAAAATTCGTCGATCGGGCGGTGGCGCACGGTAAACGTCATTTTTCCCGGTTCGTTTTCACCGGGGCGCGGGATCTCAATCGGCAGCTTAAAGGTCGGCTTAGGGTCAAGTGTGAAGAGTGGTGCTTTTGCCATTGTAGTATTCTCCAATAAAAAAGGGGCCGTACTGGCCCCATATTAACACCCGCTATTTAAGCGACCAAATTACGACAGCGCTTCAACCAGGTCCTTACGGTAAATAACCATATCGGATTGCATGGTCAGAGTGGACTCCACCGTCTCCACGTTGTTTACTTCAGCCGATGGAATCTTCCGGAAAGACACCTTAGCCGGGTAAATGCGGATCTCACCTTTGCCGCTTGCCGCTGCCGGGTTAGTGAACTTAATCACAGTGGTTTTCTGTGTGTCGTCCAGGTCTTCCAGAATCGGGCGGATCGGGTCTTCTTCGTCATGGGTGAAGGTGTAAGTCTGGACCAACGGGTTTTTCGTGGTATTCAGACTAATCGCGGTATTCACCTGCAACGGCTGGAAGGTAGTAGTCTGCTGGTCGCCACCAGACACGGCGACGTTAGTGATAAACGGGAAGTCGATAAAGCTCGACACCTTCACCACCTCGCCTGGTGTGCCTACGCCGAAAGCACCGGTCGGGTATTTGGTGGCGTCTTGAGTATCGAAGCGCGCCAGTGTAACGTCGTTCCCCGATACTTTACCAACGATGAACGCGCGGTTCAGCGCACGGACCCACGGGGTTTTAGTGAACATAACAACGTCGCCAACAGCCAGACCGTGAGACTCCGCGCAGGTAATTACGCAACCTTGCGTAAGGTCGGAGATCGACGCGGCGGCGTTGGTAGCTGCCGTAACAGCGATGCCGTTGCCCAGTACGGACCCAATCTGGACGCTAGACCCGTTAGGAAGTTGATAACCCATAATGAACGCTCCTGTTTAGATATACGGTTTAATGATACAGCACGCGCAGAATAGCGCCAAATCAGGCGCAACAGGTGTAGGGTACTGTAACCACGATGCGGGCGCGATCAACGTCTTCAATCACTGAACTGGTGTATGGCGCGTCCTGAATCTGAAATGACGCACCGGAAATCTTCACCGCCAGCCACTTATCAGACGTAGCGATGGCGTCCGCCAGTTCGCTCGCGTACTGTGTTCCAGTTCCTGCGGGAAACACCACGGCAACCTGATATACGCCAGCATAGATCCGACCCTTCTGCTGTAAGCCCACAAACTGGGTCGGGGCCGGTAGCAGGTACGGCTCCAGGTAGACACCGCTGCCGTTTGCGTGGTCGCCGCTCACGTTCTCCCAGTTAACCATAATCGGACGCTGGCTTGTGCTCAGGCTTGCCGATAACTCTTCAACCACGCTGTTAAGCGCTTTGCGGATTGCGGTATTGCTCATTATTTCACCTTCGAATTAATTTCTGCCGCTACGACGCGAACAATCCCCGCTGGCGCTTGTTTACTCCAGCCATACTCAAGTCGCTGCGCGTATGGCACGTTGTTAGTAAACCAGATCGACCCGTATTCACTCGAATCATAGTGCGCCAACACTTCACGCCCAGCGGCTAATGTTGCCGTTCCGGCCTTGTCCACGCGGTCAATAGCGCCAACAGCCGGGCGGTCGAACGTAACCTGCCAGTTTCCCCGGAAGCGTCCGCCGGTGTAATTCTTCGCAGCCCAGCCACGCTGGCGGAACGTGACGTTGCCGTTTTTAGTCTTGAATGATACCAGCACGCTGGCGTGCTTTTTCTGCCCGCGCTTCAGTTTGCCACCATTCTTGCGACGCTGCGCGGCGTTCACCTTGTTCGCGTGCTGGCGGGCCAGCGCGTAAGCCCTGTTAATTTTCCACCGGCGAGGGTCGCCCACCGGGGAGATCTCAATAAGGCGTCCGAGTATTTGCATCCCGTACGCCCGCACCGCCTTATCGTTGTTCTCCTTCGTCTTATCCACCCACGTAGCAATAGTGGCGGCGAATGAGTAGACTTCAGCCACGTTAGCCCCTTAGCTGTAGTTGAAACAGCATGGTCGTCCCCGCCGGTTGCAGTGGGTTAGGGTTAACGACCCGGTAGTCAGTGCCGTTCAGGTTAACAAGGTCGCCCACCCGCAATTGCTCAACCGCCCGACATAAAAACTTCACATCACCGGCAACGATACGCGTTCCGTCGATCTCGCTAGGCTTGTACTCCTCGCGAAGACCTATGACGTCGAACGACGTTGGCGGGATTACCACTTCGTCGCCGTCTACGCGGTCAACCGACCCCGGACGCGTAACCGTAACGGTCATGCCGAATTTTTTAATCAGCGGATTCACTTTCCGCTTTAATCCTGCGTAATTAAAGCCCGCCATTATCATCCTCCTGTACCGGTGGTTCTGGTTCTGGTGCTGGCTCCTGTTCTGGTTGGCGTTTAGTATTTGCGGCGATAATAGCCGCCAGTAATGCAGGATTCATATCACCCCCTGTATACGTCGAAATTGCCTGCGGCGTTGCCGCCTGAATCAACCCAGTGGCCTAACAAGCCATCCCACCACGGGAACGACACCCCGCTACCAATCGACGCCGGGTCATATTCCATCGTGATCGGGCCGACCGTTTCGCGAATAGTCTCTTTACCATCGCCGACCGGAGAAATATCGATCTCGTCCGCCACCAACATCGCCAACCGGTAAACAGCTTGCTCAACGGCAACGGGGGTTGATGCGAAGTCTACGATCTGCCCGGCAGGCACTACCGCCACAACTTCAGTGAGCGTGTCCCGCACCGGCTTACCGTCTGACGGGTAATTAATGCGGGGCCATGCGTCGATTCCGGTCTGGTCTGCTTGTTCGCCGATCCAGTTGATGCCGTTAAGGAAGTCGTTAACGGTGGTAAGGTGTCGCGTTGCATCGCCTAGCGTAATTTCAACGCCTCGCGCAGCGGCATAATCGACAAAGGTTTGCGGGTCGCCATACATTGTATTCACTCCTATAAAAAAGGCGGGCATAAGCCCGCCCCTTTGGGATGTGCGCCCGTTAAGACGCGGTAGTCGCCGTCAGCGTAACCAGTACGCCAGCGGTTTCCTTGATGTGTCGGGTAGGCACTGCCTGTGCGGCCTGGGTCTTACGACGACCTTTAGTATCGCCATCACCCACAGCGCCAACGTCCTGCACGGTTGCCGGTGCGTTGTCTACCTGGCCCTGGTCCAGTTCCCAGTTAGCGGAAGTGGTAATATCGTCCAGTTTGAACGAGCGCACACCTTCGATCGGGGTACGAGCGGACGCCTTCAGACGGTAGCCTTTAACGGCCACGTTGAAGTCGAACTCGCCCTGCCACCAGCGTTCGATGTTCTCGTTACCGCCTTTCTCCTGCGCCAGCATATCGAGGCCGTTGGTGGTAACTGCAACCGCGCCAGGAACCAGACCCAGCATGTTACCAGCGCCCATAGCATCGGCAGCGGCATCGGAGATAATGAATCGACGGCCCAGGCCATCACCCATTACCTGTAGATCGCCAATTGCGAATACCTGTTCAGCAGAAGGGAGTGCCTGGTACGCAATGAAGTTTGCCCAGGTAACGCCGTCCATAAACCAGGACTTAATCAAAGACGCCTGATCGCCGAACTTAGAAGCCGCCAGCGGGAAGTCTGCCAGGGTCGGGAAGGTACGACCGCCAACGCCGTCAACGCGCGCCGGTTGGGTGTATTTTGCCGCTGCGTTGCTTTCGATCGCCGCTTTACTTGCGCCGATACCAGCTTTCAGGTAGTGCAGCATAATCGCTTGAGTAGCCTGTGCCGCAATCTCAGCCGCAACGCTGTTAACGTTGGTTTCGATCTTAGCCATCATAGCCTTAGTGATTGCTACCGGACCCACTTTTGCGGAAAGGTTAACCGAGTTGGTCAGCATACGCGCCAGAACTTTCGCGGTTGCCGGAGTGCCGACAGGGGCGTAGGCGTTACGGTCGGTAACGAGGTTGGCGATCAAGCCTACGGACATTTTCTCAATAACATCCTTCAGCACTTCACCAGTACCGAGAACAACAGCGCCATTGGCGGCGGCGTTGAAAACGTTCAGGTTGTCGGGGATCATTTGCGTAACCGCGGTAACGAGTTTACGCTGGAACACTTTTAAAGACATATCGAAATCCTTTGAGTTGTGAGCATTCGCCCAGTGACGTTAATGTTACCTTAGATTTACGCGCTCGCAAAATTGCCCGCTTTCGCGGGCAATCTGCTTACTCGTCGTCGCCCATCTTAGCGATGATTTCACCTGCCTGTTTCGTAAGGTCAGTGATACCGAAGCTGTGGCCCATAGTGATTTTCGACTTCACATCTTCGACAACCTGCGTCGGTTTGCTAGGCGCGCCACCGGCTGGCGTGCCAGCCAGGACGGATGCAAAATCGGCGTTATTACGGAACTCTTTTTCAAGCTCTTCCATAGTCAGCGCGGACGGTTTGCCATCCTGCAAGACACGCACTTTCAAGCTGCCGTCTTCGCCGTCTTCCAGCGTCAGGCGGTCCATTACGTGGCGTTGCATGATGCCCGCATTCTTACCGAATAGCTTCGATGCCAGGTCTTTGGCAGCGCTGCCGATGGTTAGATCGTGGATCTGCTTGCGGTAGGCTTCGATTTTTCCCGATGTGTCTGCTTCGTGTTTCGCAAACTTATCCTTCCAGGACTTGTCGATCGCTTCGAGGTCGCCATTTTTGCGCGCGGCGGCTTCCTCTTTCTCTTTCGCAAGGCGCTCAGCTTCGGCGCGGCGTTCAGCTTCTGCTTTCTTCTCGCTCACCAGCTTCGCGTTGTTGTCTTTCAGACCCTTGATTTCCGCCTGTACTTCTTCTGCGGTCATGAACGTTGACTTATACCCGTCACCATCGGCAACAAAAAGCGCCTTCATACCTTCCGGCAACGCGTCATATTCTGCTTTAGTAAGTTTCATGCTATCCCCCTGGGATTGTGGCAGAGCAGGCCACCCGCTCGACTTCACGCTTCTAATATTATCAGCGATAAAAATAATCGCAAAATTCGCTTGCAATCCTCGTATTGGTTGCACTATATTGGTTGCACACCAACAACGAGGACACACAAATGAGACTGACGAAAGACATTAAAAACCAGATTCTGGCTAACATCCTGCGCGACCACGAAATCGCGACCGAAGCCAAATCAATCATGATGGACTCTCGAAATCTGGCGTACGCCATTACGCTGGACTGTATGCCGGAAGGCATTCGCACTTTCGCCGAGCTACTCTCGCGCATTAAAGCAATCGGCGATGACCCGTCGCAGATGTACGGAGTAAGCGTATACACCAACAAGGCGACGTATAGACATGACGACGACAACCCATATGGTATAGGCAGCGTTTACGACGCCACTTTCGAAATCAACGCAGGCGGAAACGTCCGTACCGTGTCATTGAGCGGAGACGGATACCGATTCCGAGTACATCGAGGATACTGGGAGTATAAATACATGAATAAACTATCCCCCGATCTCGGCGATATTGTGCCAGGGTATGAGGAAATTTTGTTAGCGTCAGTGTGCGAAGTCGACGACGACGGGAAAGCGCTGCCGATATATAAGCCACGCGGTCGTATAGACTACCCGGCGGGTCATGATTTCTGCAAGCGCCTGGACCGTAACGACAAGGCCCGCCGTGAGTTGCGTGCTAAGTATGACGCGTTCAAACTAACTGTTACCGGCGTGCTGGATATGCACAATACAGATAAGAAGCTGATCAAGGCGTGGCCTGAAGTTGAACAGTTCATTCCTTACCCGGACAAGCCGAAGTCCACGGCGGTGGCGCTGGACGTGAAAACACTAAACGAGATTTGCGGTATTCCGCGCTAACGAAAAGGGGGCCATCACGGCCCCCGAATTATTTTCTGCAACTCCAGCACTTGCGCCCGCAGCTTCGCACCACACTCCATATTCTTAACATCAACCAGCAAGTCTTCGTCTGGATCTGCCGAGGCATTCTCAAAGGTGCAAGGCGGTCTATAGACCGACTCGGTTAGCGGCATCAATGGCGCTTTGCTTGATCCGCACGCGCTCAGCATCAAAACTGCAATCAGGACGGTTAGGACGCGTAACATATTTCACAACCTCTTTCGTGATAGTCCGGTATTCCACATCGCGGGCTTGCTCAGCCTTCACTGCCCCCTCGACAACCTTAGTTTGCTGCCGTTGGGCTTTCGCTTGCGCTTCTTGCGCCGCTCTCGCCTCAACGCCAGTGCGGTAGGAATAACCCTGCCAGAATCCAACCGCCAGACCTATAACCAGTCCGATCGCCGCGTATTTAATCACGCCATAGCCCCCTGTTTTTAAGCTGCGCAATAGTCATTAGTTCGCCCGTATCGGTGAACATCTTCGGCACTTTCACGCCTCGCATAATCTGGTCGGCGCGTTGCACCCCGTATAATTCTTCCAGGATATGGCGCGGCTGGCGCTGCACCCAGGAGAAGAAATCAGTCTGCGCGTCGACCTGCTCACTCAGCAATCGGCCCGCGTCAGCCTTCAGTGCCGGACGCTTACCACTGGGCCAATCTTCCATGCCCTTAACTTTCCACGTCTCCGTCGAACGGCAGCAATAATGCAGCTTGCCCGGTCCAGCGCCATATTGTGATCCCGCCACCACTTTCCCGCCGCGTTTTCCTTTGGTGTCGGGAGTGACGTCAACAGGATAAAACAGGCGATCGCGTAGCTGGCACATAGGGGAAGTATGAGTGTCCAATGTGGACAACCATTGGCGACCTTCGAGAATATCGTCATTAGCTTTCACCATTAATTCGCGGGCGGTCGCCGCATAGTGGTTGACTGCGGACTTAACAACGCTTGAGATTGCTTGCGCACTACGACCGCCGAGCGCGCGCCTCACGTCCGCGATAATTTCCATAGTCGGCTTGCCCTGGATGAATCCGGCGCGCACCTGATTGCCGATCTGCGTCCTTGTCCACTCTGAAAGTGAATCCGGCCATTGCATCATGGTGTTACCCTGGAACGGGTTTTTCATCGCAGTCGCTGCGATCTGCGCGCCTGTTACTACACCCACCACCTCGACCGCAGGTACGGCGACCACCGGCTGGATCGCTGCCGTTAATGTGTCGGCGAGATAATCGGCCTCGGTGTCGGCAAACTCCTGAAGGCTTTCAGCCAGCGCCTTAAACTCGGTGCGCAGTTCTGTTTTAACGGTCTTGTCGAGTTGCGTTAACAGAGTGGTAAGTGCCTTGTTGTTCATGGACTTTTCGCCATCAAGTAACTCGGTCAGCTTACCCAGTAACGTGGGCCGGAACTTCGCCCACATAGCCAGCACCCGCCGCGCCTGGTCATTGCTCAGGCGCTGGGTGAAGATGTGACGACGGATCATGCGATCCGCCATATGTTGATTAATCGTTCTCGCCATTGTCCGCTACCTTGTCCGGGTCTTCTTCGGTAGATTCTACCGCATCAGGGGACATTTGAGGCAATGGATTCTGATTTCGCAATTCGTCTTCCACCTGCTCGACGGTTTGCGAGTCGTCAATGACGCCCTGCGCCATCATCCACTTGATGAAGTCAGCAAGTCGGACCGTACCAGTCTGCACACCTGCCATCATCGCGGTCATAAGCTGCGCATCAACCGCGATTTCGGTGTAGAACTTGTTCAGCGTTACGCGCTGGTCAGCGGTGTCACCCGTGAATAACTGGACGATTTGCAGCGCACGGTTGAAAGCCTTCTCAACGTTACCGGCAATCAGTGACAGGATACTGTTATCAGTCTGCGCATCATAGGCCGCCTCGGTTGCCGTCTTAGGTGCGGTCCCCTTCTCGACCAGGGCCGCGCCCAGTTTAGCCATTTGCAATTCGCGACGCTCACACAGTGCTACCGACAAGTTTCGCTCCTCCGCCTGGATCAGTTTAGCGTCCATGTTCTGACCAAGAATAACGCCCTTAGTCGCACCGAGGGCAATGCCTCCCTTCAGGTTCTTGTCAGCCCATGATTGAGTCAAGCCCGTCGCAACCAGGGTAGGCTGGCCCACAATGTGCGCAATCTCGGCGACGTCTGCTTCGGCGTTGTAGTGCTTAATGTTGATGGATGCGATATCCGCCAGCGGAGCGGCGTCAGGCGTTGCGTTGTTGTCCACAGCACCACACCAGCAAAATGGCAGTTGAGTAAGCGCATTACCGTCGGCATCCACCAGCGGCACAAGGTCGGTGCGGGTGAAGCCGCGCGGCAAGTCCATTTGCACTTCTGACGTGTCTGCGTTGTAAAACCAGCGGCGGGCGTGTGCCGCACCGTTAATCATGCGAAGCTCAGTCCAGATCGTTACTTCGTGGTTTGCGAAATCGTCCGGGTCTTCGGTGCTGATTTCGTCCGTTTCCTTCAGCACAATTAGCGTATCGACGCCGTGGGTCTGCCGCCAGTTAATGATCTGCTCAGCAGTATACAGGCGGATAAGCGGGCGATGTGTCGCCATTTCAGCGGCTGTCTGCGGCACTACGTTACCCAGTTCATCAAAGTTAGCCTGGCGGTCGTAGTCCACCATAAAGCCAGCGCGGCCCGATTGCAGCACTTCAGACATAGCACCGCGCAGGAGTTGTGGCAGTGGCATCCCGCTGCCGTCTACGTCGTCAATCAGGTCAGCCATTGCCCCGGAAAGGTCCAGACTTACCGGTTTAGCAAAGGCAACGCCTAACAGCGCGTTAAGTGTGCGGGCGGTGGCGTTCAGGAATACAGCGCGTTGCTTGTACGCCTTATACCGCGCCCGTGCTTTCGGGTCAGTATTGTCGCCACTGGCGGGATGAGGCAGGTACAAGGGGCCGCACGCCTTCACGGCGCGCTCCCCTGCTACACAGTCACGAATCATTTTCCACTCTGGCGCGATGCGCGCATAGAGAGGGTGCTGGTTGTCAACGTTAACGGTCATGGTCGTTTCCTTAGTAGAAGTCTACAGTTGGAACAACGGCGATCGGACGAATCACTGGGAACAGGTGCGCAATTGGATAGCCCGCGGCATCGTTCATGTGGTCCACACCGGCGGTTTTATCCGGCTCGCCTTTCTTCAGGTCGTAGACCTGCTGTTCCAGACATTTCGCTAGTGTAGGGCATTTATCCAGGTTGACAAAATACTGGCGCACGCCCTTCGAGTTGCACATCATCGTATTCATCGCGATCAATCGGTCTTTCACGGGAGGGTTAACGCTGTCATACTCCACCTCGAAGCCCGCGTCTTCCAGTTGCGCGATATCGGACGACGATGCGTTGACAGTCTTGCGAGACTTGCCGCTGCTATCCGGGTAAACAACAACACGACCGGCAGCACAATGATCGGGGTATCGCTCCTCGATCGCCTCAATCATAGCCGGGGTATCAAACAGGTCCACAAATTCATCCACTGCGTGAATCTCGTCGCGGAACTCCTTGTTTTCGGTGATGCGCTGCCGTCTGACGTACACGACCGCCGCCATTTTCGTGACGTTAAAGTCCATACCGATAATCAGCGTGTCGTCCGGCTGCACTTCTTCGGTGCTGGCGTTCTCCTCGCGGTTGAACATCTTGTACACCGCGCCCGACGTAAGGTTAACAAACAGGCCGTTCAGGTACGCATCAATCAGGTTAGCCGGGTACTGACTGCGCAGCGTGTCGATAAAGTCTGCCGGTAGATGGTGGTTGTCGGTGGTCTTCGCCCGGATCAGGCGCTTTTGGCTATCCTTCTCCACCTCGAAGATTTGATACATCGCCCGGTAGCCTTCAGGCGTTGACACGATGACGAACTGGCGGACGAAGCCCGCACGCAGACGACCGAGCAATTTGTGATACGCCGCCAGCGCGACGTCTTGCTTAGTAGTGTCGAATTCATCGGCGACAATCCATGCGGCGTTGACCCCGATCAGGCGGGTATAGTTCTCCATTGATTCACAGATAACGCGGGTCCATTTCCCTTTCACCAGCACGCTATAAATCTTGTCCTGCTTATTGAACTTCCACCGGAATCCAGCCTCGTCGAATGCCTTCTCCAGTTCCGGATACATGATTTTAACCAGGAGCGGAATAGTCGGTTCTGTAACGATGCCGTCATGCCCTGGGTTCAGGGTTAAAAGCTGGATGACCTTACGCGCAGCGACCCACGACTTTCCACCGCCGAAGCCGGAACACAGGCCGAGGATTTTAGTCTTCGTGTCCCGCAGTAGTTCGACCTGGTGCGGCAGGCAATCAGGCTGGTAAAGACGCACCGCCTGCGCAACGCGTGTCGGGCGCGGTGGTCGGTTGCGCTTTGCAATCGCGCGCTCAAGTGCGCGGTGTTCTGCCGCATAGTTACGCATTATTCACCCTGGCCTTTACCGGTAGGTTCGACAACGACGTCGCCGTTATCATCTTCGTCGTCATCCAGCGGTACATCGTCGCGGACGCCGTGGTTTGCTTTAAGCAGGAACGTAGCGAAGCCCGCCGCGATGGTTACGCCGCCAGCTTCCATCAGGAAAGTTTTCTGCAACTCCATTGCGTCCGCCATCGCCTCGGCAAACTCCTCATGCGCACGCGCCCAGCGATACAAGCAAGCTACGCCCACGCCGATTTCAGCGGCAAATCGGCCGAAGGTTGGCATTTTGTTCCGGGGGATTACTTGCGCAGCGCCTTTATCGGAGTAGTTGACCTGCCATGCGTCGGCGTCGGCAAAATAGCGGCGAAGCTGGTCGCAGTAAACGGATCGGTAGTCAGTAGGGCGTCCACATTTGCCGCCTTTACGGCGCTTTCCGTACTCGATTTCAGGTCCGAGATTGGTGTGCTCGGTTTGCTCGCCTGGTTTACGGCGAGGGGTTACTGCTACTCGTCCGTCCAGTTTGGCGCGTCGGCCCTTAACTTTAATTTCTGCCATGATATAAGCCCTTTTGTTCATATGCGCCGACCATCGGCAACATAGGAGACGGCCCTGCCATCTAAGGGGGATTATAACAGGCACAAAAAAGCCCACCAAATCGGCAGGCTGGGAGGCTTATGGGTTGCCGTTACTTCAACATTTCCGGGCTAATGGTTAAGCGCGCTACTTCGCCGTAGTTGGCGCTATAGGTGATGACGTTTGCGCTGCGACCGCTCATCCAACCGCCACGACTGGCGTAGGCGTCTTTCGCTGCGAGCGTCCGGTGCTGTTCAACAATCATGTTGCGGGATTCTACAATCTTCTGGTGGTGCAAGTGGCCTACGTGCGCGTAGCTGTACTCACTGGCCCCGAAAGCCTGTCTGAATTTAGAAATCATGACGGTTTCGATAGCGTCAAAGCGCGCTTTATGCCCGTGGTGGAAAAATAGCGTGGTCTTGCCGTGCTGCACCATTTTGTAGACGTCCGGGGACGTATCCACATCGACGCGCGGCTCGTTCTCGTACAGCGTGTTGAACATCTCAGCCAGCCAAATCATACCCGACTCGTCATGATTTCCCTGGACGATTAGCAGTTTGACTTTGTGGTGTTTTTGCAGCGCCAGTTCGACTACGTTGCGCACCATGCGAATCATGTAGCGGACCAACTTCTGGTATCTGGTGTCTGCGTCCAGGATGTGACCACTGGCTGGGGTGACGGCATCGAGGCTATCAAAATGCGCCATATCACCGAGGATATTGATTACGGCAGTTCCTGCGTCTGGTGCGCGGGCGAAGGCTTCGACAAACCAGCGGTAAAACAGGTCTTCAGCGATTGCCATATCCCAGTCCTCGCCAGTCTCCTCACCCCATGCCAACATGCCCAGGTGGAAGTCGGACACGGTGTACAGGTTGAGTAGGTCAAGTGCCTGGATCGGGACAGGCGGGGCGTTTACTGGCGCTGCCGGTGTGATTTCGCTGTTCATACCCTCGACAACAGCGCGCATAGCTTCTAGTTGGCGCTCCTTGTCCTGCTCAGTGATAACCCACGACATGACCTCTTCGCCATTGCCGCGTACCAGGGCCGATACGCGCTTAACTCCGAAGCCATCAGCAACGCGCTTGCGGATTACAGCGTCATTGCCGTGTCCAATGCCTTTTTTCGACAGGCGGGCTTTCCGCATATAAACATTGCGTAGGGCAATCCCGTATTTCTTCGCAATATCTTTAACCGTAGTCCCTGCCTGAATTTCTGCGATCAATTGCTCATCGGTAATTTTAGTTTGCGGGTGCATATTTAATTAATTCCTGATTATGGGGCCAGGGACAATATATCACGGGACTTATCGAGGCGGGCAATAAAAAGCCCGGAATTAACCGGGCTTGTGGTTTACTCTTCTGGATCTGCGGGCGGTGGCGGACTCGGCAGCTTCGCGTCAAATACGCCAGCATGACTGATAGTGTCCGCGATAATGGCGCGAGCGCCTGGGTCTTCGGTTTTAGCCAGCGCGGCGAGCGCGTCCGCATTATGATCAAGAATACTTTTTAACATATCGTGTCACCTCGTATTATGCAGCGTTACGACCGATTCGCTCGGCAACGTCCCACTGCTTACCATCGAATAGCGCTTGCCTGCCGATTGCACGGCGCACCAGACCCTTAAGCACTTCGCCACCTTGCTTGCGGAACTGCGGCAGAGTAGCTCGTACCTTCGCCCAGTCGCCCAAGCGCACCGCGTCGTCGAAGTCATTGGCAATATGGTCCGGTACGATCGGACCTTGACCTGCATTGATAACCAGGTCCACCAGCGCGTCGAATTGCGCCTGGTTAATGCTCTTATGCGCGTATTTGTTCACCCAGTCCTCAGCATACGCCACATCGCGCTTAAGTAGCTCCAGCGCTTCCGCGCGGGTAATGCTTCGAGGCGGGTTAGTGCCGGTGTGACCATAGCCCCAGGTATACAGGCCGCGGGCCTGCTCTTTCTTAGTCGCAAAATACGGCACTGGGCTGAATTGCTCCCATGCTGCCGTGAATCGTAGACCGTTGTCACTGAATCGCATGTTTTACCCCATTCAAAACAGCATTACGCAGCGTGCGCAATGCAAACAGCCAGATTAACGCGGTCCAGGTGGTGTCTGATACGTCTCCTGTTTGCAACAATCCGATAACGCAGATCATCGCCGTTAGCAGATATAACACCCGGCCTAAAATGCCATCCTGGATGGACGGCGCATACACGTTAAACAGGGACGAAGCCCCTATGATAACAAACAACAGGACGGAGATAATCATTTTGCGCCCCCCGGAAGTCGGAACGACTCAATAGTCTCCCTGATCCGGGCGGCTATTGGCATCCAGAAGATTGCAGTTACGAAGCCCAAACCGGCGACAGTGCGCTCGCCAGATAAGCCGGCCCACTCGGCGATAGCTGGCGCACCAAATATGGCACACAGGAAGCCAACTACGATATATAAAACGAAGTTTAGCGGCCCTTTCGTAGCCTCGCCATGAATGCGTGCGCCTACGAAGCCGCCAGCCAGACACGCAAGGGCGAATAACCACTCGTTTAGCTTATCCATAAAAAAGTCCCAGTAAGTTTTAGCTCACTGGGACTATATCACGCTTGCATAATTAATCGAAAATGGACCACTTGCCGACGCCTTTCCACTCCCACCCTTCCGATCGGACGGCCTCGAACATTCGCCCGCCGATCATATCGCGATACCATAGCCACCACATGCGCAACCTGGTAGGGTGCTCCGTGATGCCACGGCGCTTGTATATCTGGAACGTCATGCGGGTAATGCTGGCTGCTTCCACCGCGGGCCAAATCAGGAACACCCATACCAACAGCGCCAGCACCGTGGCAAAGAGTGTCGCGCACCCCAATCCAAACCAATATATCAAATCGTGTAGCATCGTACTGCCCCCTCTGGTTTGCCAATGTGGCGCGCCCAGGCGCGCGCAACGAAGTAGTTACGGAATACACGACCGCCAACCTCAAAGCGGTTATGCATTAGCATATCACGGACCGTCGCACTCATTTCTGAATCACCGAGCGCGGATCGGTAGACTTCATGCTGCCGTCCGGGTAGACCAGGATCACACCAATGCCAAAGCGCTCTGCGTCCAGATTAGCCAGGCGCATCGCATCACATTGCTGGGTGATGGCTTTCCGGGCGTTGTCGATATGCTGGCGCACCTTGTTCTCGTCGTATTTGGTATATGGGTGCTCCGTACGGGTAATCGCTTTCGCTTCGACGCCAGGGCGCTTAGGTGCATAGTTCCGGCCTACGCGGGTGTAGTTCACCAGGGTGGCGGGGTTTATTGTTGCGCCCGCAACCAGAGTGCTGTCGATAGTAATCCATTCCTTCCCGACTGACTTCACGACCCAGGTGTAGTCATTGCCATCACAACGCAGCACATCACCTACTCGTACGTCGTGATGCACAACCTGCAAATGCTCATGCAGGGTGTCTTTCCTGTACCAGTATACGCGGTCGCTGGCTTCATGGTACATGCGCACAAAGTTCGGCAGCACTTCGATCGGGGTGAAGAATAGCCCGTTATGTTTATTGCGGAATAGTAATTTCATTGCTCAGTCTCCTCGATCTCGTCAACAGTCTTATAGTCGCCATCGCATACCGTAGCGATGCCGTCCATCTCATAATCAGCTATGCAGTCGTCTACTGAAATAAACTTCTGCGAGAATCCAGCCATTAGCGCTCTTTGCATTGGTGTCATTTGCTCAGTCTCTTGTGTTTGCCAACCTGCGCAACGATTGGCTTACGGCGTAATGTAATACGGATGCCGATTGGTTGCAATGATGTTTTCACCGGCAGTCCGTGTTCGTTCATGAACTGGTGCAGCATTTTGGTCTGCGTCAGCGGCTTGACGTCATCCCGATAGCTCCAGAACACAGAATCACCCTCAATCGCATTCTGCGCCCATAAACGGATGCTATGCAGGGGAATATACCAGGATAACCATTTAGCGCGTCTACGTGCCATTTTATCCCCTTATTTCGCAAGTAAGGCGTGTAGCTCACGCTGAGCCGTGATGCGAGCGATGTTAGTCACTGCCGTCTCTCCGATGCCAAACCGGTACGCAAGACGCTCACGGGCGAATTTCATCGCATACTCGCAGATTGCCACACGCAATGGTTCCAGTTCATCCAGGCTGACGCCCATGTTGTCGAACGCTGCAAAGATTGCCTGCTGCGCGAACATTACAGCCTGGCGTGCGTGGTCGGCGTTGCCGTTTGTGTGCTTCGCTTCATAGAGCGCTGCGACCGCTGATGTGTAATTCCAGATTAATGCTTTCATCGTTCAGTCCTCTTGTTGGTGTGCAACCAATATAGCAGGGCGCCAGGCAGGGTGCAACCAATATTAATCACGCGCATGAAAAAGTTGATCGCTATCTGCTGTGACTGCAAACCGCATTTTCACTCAGCATAATACAACCTGCATTGGTTGCCTAGTTCATCGACGACCGCACTTAGCATCATGCTGCCGTGTATTTTGCAATCCCCGGATTTTATTCAGTCTCAGACGAGGGGGGCCATTGACCCCCGTCTAGTCTGAAAGACTGGGGTGCTGTCCCGCTGTCCCGCTCCTCTGGAAGCCGCGCCATCCGTGGCGGGACGGGGGTGCTGTCCCGCTTTGTCCCGCCCCTTGTTTGTCCCGCTTTTTGTCCCGCTTACTTTATGCAATAAAACTGCATAACTATTCACTATATTCACACTACACGGCAACCAATACGACCAGATAAAAACACTCAAAATGGCGACCAATGCGCGCAAATTTTAATCGTCTAGCGATATGGGAATCCCCATATTGGCGACCAATGCGCGCAAATTTTAATCTTTTAAGTCGTCATCGGTCGCCGAAAGCGTGATGGGTATCTTCGTTTTGATGACGATATTCGACGACCCATAGATGGCCCCGGTGTGCGGATCGGTATAAAAACCGAGCACGCCGCGCTCGACCATATCGTCAATTGCCTTCGTCGATGTGCCACCTTTCGCAAGCCCAGCCTGGCGGACAATTGCCGATTTGCTGAATCCGGTATGGTCCGGGTTATCTTCCATCAGTTTTTCCAGCGCTGCATAAAGCACTTTCTCTTTTTCGTTGCGCGGTCCTGCGGCGTTCTCTTCCTTAACTGCGGCCTTGCCAGCGGCCTTTGCCTGCTCAATGGCGAACGGTGCCAGGGCGACCGGTACGAGGTAAAGAGTCTCGTCGCGTGGCGTGGAGGCAATCGGCTTGACGTCCCATCCGGCAACCACGTCGCCGAAGTCTGGCCCGGTGCTGGTGGACTGGTGCGCCTCGAACGCTTCTGACTTGCGGAGATCCACCTTCACCTTGCACTTGAGCAGGACGAAGCCACGCGGCGCTTGCTTGATGCCGTTACGTGCTTTTTCGTGATACAGGTTCAATTGGCCTGGCTGGTTGTCGTCCGGCTGTTCAAGGAAGAAAGCAGAATCGACAGCACCATGAAGCGCGCCGGATCCGCGTGGCGTTCGGCTTCCGTTTGCACCCTTAGCCGGGTGGTGGATGACGCCCGCACTGCCACCTGTATTTTCCGCGATGGCCTTCAGCGCTTTGACCACTTCGCCCATATCGCTGGCGTTGTTCTCGTCGAACGGTTTTGCATCGGCGGACCGCAGCGCAACAGTCTGGTTGAGTGAGTCGAACGCCACCAGGCCAACCGGCTCGCCGTTAGCGGTGCGGTTGATGAAGCTGATAACTTCACGCAAGCCGGATTTGCTGGTGATATCCCAGCCTCGTGATTGCAGATCGATAATGTGCAGCTTGTCCAGGTCGTGCTCATATTTAATCTGCAATGCTTCCTTACGCTGGTTAGAGGCTTCGCCACCTTCCGCGTCGAAATAGAAGCAATGAGACTGGACGACCTTCGCACCGCCGAACGGAATACCGGCGGCAACCGCGCCCATTTGGCCCAGCACATAGAACGATTTACCGATGTTCGACTCGCCCGCCATATACCAGGTCGATTTAAAGTTAATCAACCCCTCGATGATCGGGTCGTGCTTACTGAACAGCGCAACCGGCTCGTTGTCCAGGTCTGCATCAGTACACACGCCGTACTCGTCGCCGTCTCCGACCGCATCAACGATATGTTCATAGCACGATTCCACTTCCTCATCGTCCAGTCCCGGAAGGATGGCGGCGATTTGCTTACGTGACATGTTGTGCGGCTCGACGTTCAGGTGGTCCGGGATCCCGATAAGACGTAGCGCCAGGTGCTGGTGTCTGTTCAGTTCCGAGCAACACTCGTTGCCGGTGTGCATACACTTGAAACGGATCTCGCCATCCTTGACCATGATAGCCGTCGACCCTTCGCCGCTGTGCAGATGTTCGTTCGGGCACGGCACTTCATAACCGCGACCGGAAGATAACTCATCGAATCCTGCCTGGAAGCACCAGTCCAGAATGCCGTCTGCCACTGCGTCGTCGCCCTGGGTAAGCTCGCGGCGTACTTCCTCCTTCTCCACGCCCAACTTATCCGCCAGGCGAAGCAGACGACGGACGCGGGCACGCTTGCCGTAGTGGCACTTAATAACAGACTGCTGGTGTGGCAGGTACATCAGGCGGTTTGTGTCTTTCGTGCAATCGTCGAAGTCCACATCTGACAGACCAAGTTGGTGTAATAGCGCATACTGGACACGGCCCAGGTCTTCAGCCGGTACAGGCTTGTCCGTGAGTACCAGGAATCGAGCGCAACGCGTGCCGCCTTTCAGCGGGTGGCGGTCGCCGGTTGTGGTGTGAAATACATGTTCCAGTCCCGCGTCGATGAACGCCTTACGGCAGCGGCGCAGGGTGCGGGTGTCGGTACGGTCAATATCGAAGAACAGGATCGAGCGGTCCACTGCACTGGTCTTGCGGCGCAAGCCGTCACTGGTATACGCCACGATACCATCGGCCTTACGCTTGCGGCGCGCATACTCGGCTTTATCTTCCGTTTTGTTGATATGCACCGAGGAGATTTCTTTCGCATCATTGATAAATTCGAAAAACTCTTCGGTAGTCATCTGGAAGTTTTCCGCCCTGGCTTTTTCGCCTTTTTTAGCGGGTCGTGTTACAGCGAATTTAATCAAGCTCATTGCCGTTGCCTTACTTTGAAGTTTTATTATTGCGTACCCAGGAGCGCACTGTGCTCTGATTAATTCCGGTCAACTCGGCAATCATCGCCCAGGATTTACCTTCCTCACGTAGACGGATAACCTGTTTTTTGTATTCTTCCATTTCTTCATTGTGTTTTTGCAGCTTGCTTGCTGCCGTGCCGTTGAGCAATTCCAGCTTCGCGCGCAATTCTTTTTCGGTAAGTCGCAGACGTTCGATTTCAAATAGCACCGCACCCACGGCATCGGTATACGCCCAGGACCGGCTAGTCTCACTGCAAACAGTCTTCGTTAACATTTCGATTGCGTCGTTTACATTCATTGTTCTGCCCCCAGTTGGTTAATGACCAATGAAACTACACCTAAAACCGCAGGGTGTCAACTCCTCTGGAATATTGAAACGGGCGCGCACGCGTGTAATAATACTTTCCGTCTCATTGTCTCTTATTGGTTAGCGCCGTCGCATTTTGCTTCGGCGCTTTTTTTTTGAAATTAGTTGTTGACTCCCTTCTGCAACCAATCTAATATTCACTCCGTCGACAGGGCATACCGCCCGGACACCTAAACTTAACCAATCGGAGATACACCATGTTTGAACAAATCGTAAACTTGATTACTCGCGGCGTAGTAGCGCTGGAAACCATCGCTAAGCATTATGAAACCGTTGGCGCTGCCGTTGGTAAGCAGGAAGATAAAAAGCCATCTAAGGCGAAAAAAGAAGTCGTCGAAGACGACGACGATGGCGCTGAAGACGAAGCACCGGCGAAAACCAAAAAAGCACCGGCTAAAGGTAAGGCTAAAAAAGAAGTCGTAGAAGATGACGACGACGATGCCGAAGACGAAAAACCGGCTAAGTCTAAAAAAGCACCGGCAAAAGGCAAAGGCAAGAAAGATGCCGATCCGCTGGCAGAGATGCGCGACGAGATCAAACAGTATGCCGCGATTATTGCCGGTGGTGACGACGACGACGCGAACGACGAATTTGACGACCTGCTGGAATCGTTCGAGATCAAATCAATCGCCAAGCTGGAAGATGAAGACGTCGAAGACTTCCACAAAGATCTTAAAGAAATCGTCGAAACTTATTTCGAACTGGAAGATTAATATTATCCGGCCCGCTAATCTGCGGGCCTATTTTTAGAGGACGAGACAATGGCACGCTTCACGCTAATTGAGGCGGTGGATTCCCGCGACCAGCGCCCGTACTATTGGCTATTCGAACGCATCGGCAGCTTTCAGTCACGCGTTGCCGTAATAGACAAACGCCGCAACACCCCCGCGCAAATTAAGCGCACCACCTTTATTAATCCCGACTTTTATATTTGGGCGGATTCAAATCTGGAATATGTTCGCTTCGCAGTTGCATCCGAAGCAAAAACAATCGACCGCTGGGAGACAAAATAATGAAATTCTTCGTCATGGCAACTTGCCACGAATTAAACGATCACACTTCTTTTATTGTTGAAAACACCAACGCAAGCAATTGCTTTGTGGACGCGCAAAATGAAGTTAAGCGCCGAGTCAAAAAAGCTGGCCTGGCGAATGTGAAATATGTAATTGTCCAGTTTACACGGGTGGAATAATGGCGATTAAACCAAAACGTAGAACGCAATCCGGTAGCAATACGGAACACTCATTACTCGGCCCGTCCGGTGCTAAAAAATGGATGGGTTGCCCCGCCGCCCTGGTGGTGGAAAAAGATATCCCGAACGAATCCGGGCAAGCGGCGATTAACGGTACGAGTATGCACACCGTATCTGAAGTCGTGCTCAACCGTATTATCGCCGGTGAGAAGCTGATAACCGCTAAGACGTACAAAGGGTGCTACGTCGAGAACGAAGGTAAGGGACCGGTAAAGGCACACCCGAAAGCACCGAAAGGCGGCGTGCTGGTCAACGACGACATGGTGAAACAGTGCGACGCATACATCGACCACTGGCGACCGCTCCTCGAAGTGGCGGAGTTTGTTCAGCTTGAGATGCGCGCCGATCTCACCCGCGTCCTACACTCTGGCTTCGAGATCGACGGCAACCGGGTTAAGACGTTCGGAACTGCAGATATGGTCATGGTCATGAAGAAGACCGACGGCACGTACATGCTGATTGTTGGCGACCTGAAGACGGGGCGGCATAAGGTCGAGGCGAAAGAAAACAAACAGCTGATGTTGTATGCGCTGGGCCTGCTGCGCAAGCTGAAAACCATGTACGACATTACGACCGTGCGCCTGGTTATCTTCCAGCCGTATTGCGGCGGGGCGTCGGAGTGGGATATTTCGGTAGAAGCGCTGGAGATATTCGCGAAGTTTGCGGCCAAGCGTGCTATCGCCGCCCTGGAAGCGTACGCCCGCGGCAAAAAGGGACTCACCCGTGCCGACTTCCGACCGAGCGTTGATGCGTGTCAGTGGTGCAGATTTGCGGATCAGTGTAGCGCCCGCGCTAAGGCTGCAATCGACACGATGACCCCACCAACGGCAACAGACGAAGACCTGGGCGACGACGTGAGTATTGCGACAGAGGAAGAATGCGCCAATCACGACCGCAATATGGCCCGCGAAGCCCGGAAGGCGGCCCGACGTGCGAAGCGTGGTAAGAAAGAAGCGGCCCCCGGCGCTATGAGCGCGGCGGAACTGCGCAAGGCTTATGAAGGCCTTGATGCGATGCGCCAGCACATCAAGGCTATCGAGTCCGCGGTATTCAAGGCGGTCATGGCGGGCGAAGGTGAATCGCTAGGCCTCAAGATGGTTGCCGGTAAGGAAGGGATCCGCAAGTGGGCGGACGAGAGCGAAGTGATTGAAATCTTCACGAAGGCCCGGATCAAGCGCGATGTGATGTACAAAGAAACATTGCTCAGCCCGACCGATGCCGAGAAGGTACTGAAGGACGAAAAACCGAAAGTGTGGGCGAAGCTGTGTGATAAAATCACGCGCGCACCAGCTAAACCGGTATTAGCACCCATCGACGACCCGCGCCCTGCGTGGTCTGTAGCTACTGACGAGGACTTAAGCAATGAATAAAGTATTCGCAATCTTATTGATGTTTGTTATCGGCGCGCTGGGCTTTATCCTGCATTGTGTGCAAGGCGTGTTAATGGTGGCATGGATGATTAGACATCCGACCCGCTGGCTGGATGACGGCTATAGCGAAGCTGCCGTCGATTGGGTGGAGAAGAACATCA